TTGAATAAAATGCTGAGATAGTTTTCTTTCCCCCTTCAAGTTTCTTTAATCTTCCAAGTCCTGCGTGATCAGTTGCATGAAAGACTGTTGAACGAATCGTATCTGGCCATATTCTTTTGAACATAGGGCCCGAAATAGGAATCTTTAAACTACCCGAATGTCCACTTGGAGTATCAAATACATAATCTGATGTACTCTGTACTGCAAATTCTGTTAGATAATATTTAAAAGATTTCATTTATCCCAATTTTTTGCTGCTGTGAAATTCTGGTGAGCAAACTCTAATCTATCTACTAGTTTGACAGCCTTTCCCACATGGTCTACTGCCACAAATCCTTCAGGTTGGGTAACTCTGTACCCCTTATCAGTACGCACAAAGGTATCCATTACCCCCTTTGACTTCTCTAACTTTCTTATGATCAACTCTTTTGCCTCGACCAAAAGATTCTGCATATCAAAAATCTTAACCAACTGACTTGAATTGGAACGAAAGAATTTCATCTTATTATCCATAGTCAACTGTTTCTCTTTTTTAGTCTCTGGTCGTTTTACTCTATCTACATCTTTCTTGAGTTTGTCATAAACGTAAGCGATTAATCCTCTAGTATGTTGTCTAGTATTAGTGATCTTTTCACCCTCTCTGACCTTTGTATTATTAAAGGTTTTTACTAAAATATTTATATCTGAATTTCCAATATGGTTCAAGACATCAGCCTTCAAGGTTTGAAATGTTTTTCCTGCTTTAGATAAAACATTAGTTATTTCTTTTGTTTCTGTTTTATTAAAATTAATCGTGCCAGAAGTGTCTTTATATGTTGCGTCTGAGTACCACACATCAGAAGATTTACTTAATCCCCTAAGATTGACATTGAATGACGCAGACATATCTTCCATTGTTTTACCACTATAAGTTGTATGGAAAACAATCCCCATTTTGGAAGATAAGATCTGCGAAGCACTCTCCATTGGAACAGCATATACTATTGTATTCGGTTGAAAGATTATATATTGTTTACCTTCTATTGTTTTTTTCTCCAAGTCTTCTTGCGTAAAAAGCATATCTCCTTGGAGAACATCTTTAATACCTAATTTTGACAGCTCAGTGAGTGCTACCTTGAGTTTGTTATTAAGACCAGAGCTCGGATGATTGCCGTCAATGTCTTCATGAGAATAATTAATCTTTGCATTCTTGTTAAACACTCCTTTAGTGCCAACAAAGAATTGTCCATTTTCAGGGTGAATTCCCGCAAAGATTGCTGGGGCGCCATCCCACTTCACCGTCACATTCACACTGGACTTTACATTTCCAGCCAACATATCCCTTAGAGACTGTAAAAAATTAATTGCTCCTCGGGTTCCCTCTACACCATTATTTAGAACTTCATCTTCGAGGTGCTCGAGATGAAGATTTTTTGCTTCTGTAAGAAATCCTGTGAAACTAAACACTATATACCCTATTAAATTCTTCTGAATCTATTACTTGATAACCTTCAAAAACATAAGACCATTGACCACCACCTTTATTTGTTCCCATTCTGTTTCTGACATATTCTAACTCTCCCTCTTCAGTCATTCCCATACAAAATGCACTATACATTGTATAGTACTTTTGTGACTTATCATTCATGGCCCGAATTCCCACTAATGGTATATCTGTTTTAGTCAAAGCATCCATTTTTTTATCTGCAAAAGATTGCGCACTACCAAGATATTCAAAAACATCTGAATCACCTATATCTTTAGCTCCATATACCTTATATACAGGAAGTACAGTAGATCCAAAAAACATTTCTCTTTGTAAGTCAATTATTTCTTGTGCCAATGATTTAGAATTACTCATAAGGCTGGGGTTGAACATTTCCTTTAATGCTGTAATTGTAACCCAATTAGAGTATAATTTTATCCGTTCATCTACTGTTTCTTTTCCATTAATAGATAAGCCTGTAGCACCAGAAAATATTACATTATCAAATTTAGATGCAGTTTTTTTATATGACTTTATTTCCTTATCAATAGTTTTTCCTAATTTTTGTAAATTTCTAGGATTTAAATTTTTCAAATAAGGTACAACATTTACCGCTTTTCTCTCCATTAAAACTTCTTCTGAAATTTTTACTTTTATGCGAGACTTATCTAATAATGCTTGAAAATCTCCCATAGGGTCTTTATTCATTCTTGTTATTAATGTATCTTTTAACCCACTACCAAGACGAAAGATCTTTCCAACTACCTTATTAAATGTTGCTTTAATACTATCCCAAACCTTTACTCCAATATTTTTAGCTTTCCCTAAAGCATCTCTAAACCAACCCTCCGTCATTGCATGCTGATACATTTGATCAAAATCTTCTAAACCATATCTGTCTTTAATTGCTTTGAAATATTTTCCTAACTGTCCACCACCCTTTTCCTTTTTCAAGGATGCAAGAACAAATTCTATACCATCTTCCATAGAACATATTCCTGTATTCTCATCATACTCAACCTTTTTTGTTTTCATTGCAGTGATGACTTCATTTGCGGGTTTATTACATATTATACAATCTGGAGTTGGTTTCTTTGATCCCACTTTCTCTATTTGAGGATTTTCTTTTTCAGCCTTATAATAATCTTCAATTTTTCCATGAATTACATGATTAAATTTAGGAGATAATCTTAATCTTTTAAATGCTGTCATTCCTGCAGCCAATCTTACAACATCTGTCATATCTCCAATACTTCTCTTATTAGGATCTCTCAAAACTGATAAAATACCCTCTACACCATTCTGATCATAATCTTCACCATTTGCTAATGTTGATTCTATTTTTTTGAAAATATCATCTATGGGAACTTTACCACTAGCCAAATCCTTAAACATTTGTTCAGCATCTACAAATAAACCCATACATTGACATACTTCTAATGTTCCAGCGTTCCAGTTGATACCTCCACCAGCTTTTATTTTTACAAACAATGGAGAAATTGAACCTTCTGATCCTATTATGTGATATACATCACCTTTATGTTTTACATAAACTTCTATACTTCCACTACCAATTTCTACTTGTATAGCATCAGAAGTTGGTTGTACTTTGGTCAATACATCACCTTTTTGAAATGGTAATCCTGCTGATTTTGCTTTCTTTAAATTTTCTGGTGTAGATGAGGGAGCAAATTCTGTACCAATAGGGTATTTGGTATCATATATGCTCATTTCATTGAGTATTTTATCGAATCTAGATTTTAATACAGACTTATCAGAATAAGAATTAAAAGACAGCATTTATTTCTCCAAAGGGGTTACACGTATCTATAATATTTATAATCAAGCAGATTGGGGGGCGGGCGGATCTGGATCGTTTTCTTTTTTAAGTCTTTCAACAGTGGTTATAAAGACATCTGGCATAAGTTGATGCCAATCTTTGGTAGCCCCTTCTTCCATCTTTTCAGCAAAGATATTACCAAATTGGTCTTCCATGATATAGGTAGGTTGTCCATCATGGGCATGAAATTTATCTGTGAGGAAAACACAATGAACCAGTACGCCTAAATCTGGCCTGATATAGTATTGGCCGGGTTCAAAGGTTAGGGCGGGAGGATATACTTTTTTCTTTTTCTTACGGAAGTCATCAAGACTTACTATGTTTTTATCATCAGGTGGGTTCACCACTAACTTTCAAAGGATATTCATGATGCTTCGCACATTCCGAAACATCAGACACCTTTTGTTCTGCTATTTGATAGTCATAAATTCCAGCAATCCCATAACCTTTTTTATGAACATCAAGTGTGATTGAATTTGCTTCCTCTTCTGTTTTATGGAAAAATTCACGTAAAATAAAAACTACAAACTCCATAGGTGTAAAATCATCATTATGGAGAATAACTTTATACTTTTTTGGAGGTGATGGTTCTGACTTTTCCTTCTTCCCAGGAGGTTTATCTACAACGTCTACACCACCAGTATCTTCAGACCTACTCATACTCAAATTTTCCGAAATCTCGTTTCTTGAATTTTCCACCAGTTGCAACATCAAAAGATGATGTGTCATCCTCTTGTCCAGTATCAACCAATTCATCTTGAGCAGATTGTGCTACATCAAACAATCTCATCTTAGCCCTATTAATACCAATTACAAATTTACGATTTAGAGTAGGATCATTATATCTGTTTTTAAGTTGTTTTACTAAAAGCTGTCCAAGTTCCTCCATCTGCTCTGTAGATATAATTGCAAACATAAGATCTGCAGTCGCAGGTAAACCGAAACTCTCTGAAGTATCTTCCAGCCCAACATCAGTATTTGAATAGCCTGCCCTAGTGGTTTGAGTAGCAGATACAATAGGAAGCTTATTTTCAACAGCCATACCACGAAGTTCTTCCGCAATTGATTTGATATAGGTATATGAATTGACATTTGCTCCTGTCTTTATTCTAGAAGATGTACATATATTCAAATAATCTACAAATATTATATCAGGTACAAATGATCTCTTGAGATTTAATTCATTCAAAAGAGCTCTAAAATGATTAACATTTGCCGCAGCAGTAGGATATTCTTTAACAATCAATTTCCCCTTGATTGTTTTTCTCAAATTATTTATTTTGCTATCATACAAATCTTTTGGAAGAGAATGTAAATCATCAACTGCAATATCCAGAAGGTTTGCATCAATCCTTTCAGCAATCTTCTCTTCTGCCATTTCCAATGTAATATAAAGTACATTCTGATTCTGAGATAAACACGCAGCCGCTACATGGCACATAAACAAGGACTTACCAACTCCAGTTCCTGCAAGACAAATATTTAATGTCTTTTGGGGTAAACCGCCCTTTGTAATTCTGTTAAAATAGTCAAGGTCAAACGGAATACGTTCCTCAATCCTATGATAAAAATCAAACCTATCATCAGAATCATCAAGATAATCATGGCCAACATGAGGATCAAAGCTAACAGCGAGGGCACCAGACAATAGATCAGGAATATATCCTTTATCTTTGCCAGTTTTGGGGTCATCGAGTATGGATATTGACTCAACGACTGCATTATAGATTGCTTTGTCTTGACAGAATTTTTCTGTTGTGTCGAGCAACCATTTGAGGTCTGTATAGTCTTCTGAGTCTGAATTGATCGCATCCAATAACTCCATTGATTCTTTGAACTCTTCTTCATTCATTTTAGTCTCTGAAAGTTCTATCACCAGAGCTTCCTTTGAAGGAAGAGAATTATATTTAATTACAAAATCATTTATTTTATCATAAATGGTTTTATCAGCATGTTCTGTAAAATAGTCAATTTTTAAAAAAGGTAATACCTTTCTTGTGTAATCTTCATTTAGTAATAAGTTTTTCAATATCGCTGTTTCGGTTCTCATTCTCAGCAGACTCCCATAAAAGTTCTATAATTGCTTCACCAAGCTGTTTTTCAAAAATTTCTCCTTGCTCATCTGTGATATCTCTATTTCCAATATCATCTGGAGCCATTACAATATCATAACTATAGTCACAATTTAAAGTACCATCCTCATTAGGTTCTTCATGTGTTTCAAAATTTTTATATTTTACTACAACATGACAGAACGGTCCTTCTATAATTTGAAGACACCTTCCTTTATCATTTGGATCAGTTGGATTTGGAACAACTATAAACCAATTATCCTTCAGTTTTTTCTTCGGCTGATTCATTGGTGCTAAGTTCGGCATCACTTCCCTTTCCATATAAAAATTCTTTATCAGCAGCTTCTTCTAATTTTTCCATAATATCTGCTGTGAAATATTTTTCTGGATCACTTAATATTTGTTTTCCAAAAATCTTAGTACCATCTGGCATTTCATACCTTGTTGATACTTTATTAATTATACCATACTTCTCAGCTAATTCAAGTAATCCATAATATCTACTTAACCCCTCATCATAAGTCAAAAGAACATCAACCATCTTATTTTCTTTGGTCAATCTTGATTTGAAATTCTTACAATGAATAATATTTCCAATTACATCTGTTCCTACTTTTTCCTTTCTTTTGGAAAGAAATATAATAGTTGATGCTGCATATTGAAGTCCACTCCCTCCGCCCATTACGTCTTGAGGAAACATCGTGCCCACTTGTTTGTATGTATGGTTTGTAACAATTAGAGGAATACCAGCTTTGGCGAGTTTGAGAGTTAAAACACGAAAGGTGCCCTTTACAATACGCGCCTTAGTCATATCTACCTTATTTGCTCCCTCAGTAGTATCACCAACTTCTTTTTCAGTTGATAACATTCCCAAACTATCTAAACATAATAAAAGTGGAGCACCACTCGACTCTATATGTTTATCTACCACTCTTGTTGCTTGTTGAGCAAATTCTTGTATAGTAGCAACTGGTAATTGAATGAATCTTTTAGTATCAATGTTTCTCTCCTCAATCATTTCAGGAGTAAGAGCAGATTCAGACTCAAAATAAAGAACACCGCCATCAGTATTATCAGCGAGGAATTGCTTGACAAGTCCCAATAGAAAAAAGGTTTTACCAGTTGCCGACTCGCCCGCAAACGCAGTAATTTTATTCGACGGCAACCCTTTGTATATGCTCCCCGAAAGGAGTCCATTAAGTATATAAGATCCAGTATCGATATGTTCATTTACGCTCCCTAGCATTCCATCTGAAACTTTAGATGCATATGGATTTCCTGTCACACCAATTAGTTCATCAAAATAATCTGCCATATATTTTCTCCTTGTTATGTGAAGAATTCCATAAGGTTGTTTCTTTTTTCATAATCCCAACCAATAGTTTCAAGAATCCCCTTCATTGGATTTAAAAATGATTTCTCAAATTGCACTTCATAATTAATATACTCATTCAATCCAAATTCTTTTGGAAGAGTATTTAACACCGCAATAACTGAATCTCCAGTAGGATTAGGTTCAGTTAAATAAGCATACTTAATTTTTTCACCTTCTTGAATCTTTGGATACTTCTTTGTCAATCGGTTAGTTTGAAGTAACTTATTATATATCAAAGATCCTTTTACATGAAGTGGAGTTGACTTTTTATAGATAGTCGCGGCGTCAGAATATTTTGCAAGTCCCTTAACTGAACGTGGAAAAAATACATCTTCAGGTGGAAGTTTCTTAAACATACTCTTGAACTCTTCTATAAAATCTATCACATCTTGTTCAGTTCCATTCATGATAAGTTTAAATGCTTTCTTGAGAGCATTCCTACATGGTTCTGGAGTAGAACTTTTAACCGCTTCAATTCCCATAATCTTCAGTTTAGGTTTCTCATACTGGACACCCTCTGAATTATGAACATTCAGAACATAATGTTTTTTAGCAGTCCAAATTCCAACATCAGCAAGAACTTCCCTTTTCATTACCATCTTTTGTTGAAAGACATTCATGTATTCTGCCATTTCATTGTAGCACTTATCAATTACATCTTGAAGTTTTCCATCACAAACATCATCCATGAATTTAATAGTCTTTTGTGTGTCTTTTAATCCCACCCGCTCAACCAAAGGATCAAGAGTTACATACAAAGAATCTGTATCAGATGCCAGCACATAATCAATATCTTCAGTTTCTAAAATTTTATTCATGTACTTATTGACTGCCCGCTCAGCCCACCTAATAGAAAGTTGGCCTGCGACAGATACAGCCTCAGCATTTCTGACATCATAGAAACGGAACCATTGATTTCCTAAAGCACCATACGCTGAATTAAGAGCAATTTTGAGATTAAGTTGAAGATTGTAATATTGAGATAATTTGTTTTTATCTGCTTCTCTTCCCTTCTTCTGTTCACTAATTAATAATTTCTTATATTTTACCCTGTCATCATACATTTTTTCCATAAGAGAAGGGAAGAATCCTTTATGGTCTTTGGTATATAAAGAACCATTTGGAGTCATTGTAATATCATTCTCCTTGAGAAAAGTAGTATCAAATTCTCCATTAAGCATTGGTTCTACTAATCCAGTTTCTTCATGAGTACCCAATAATGTTTCTGGAGAAATATTATATTGCATAATAAGATGTGGATACAGAGAATTCAAATCAAAACTACAAACCCATTTATGTCGACCCAATTGTGGTTCTTTTACATAAGCACCTTCATATGCAGCACTTTTTTCTCTATGTTTCTTTGGAGGTATTACAATATTATTATCTCTCAAATGGTTGTAACAAATACAATCCCACATCTTTACAGGACTAAACACATCATTGAAATTACACTTTGCCAAATATGCCAGAGATATTATTATCTCTAGAAGTTTCATTTTTGTTTCAAGATTTTCAACTAACACAACATCATGTACATTATAATCAATAAACTTCTGGAAGTCCGTTCTGTAAAGTTCATGTAATGTATCTACTTCAGAATAATCTAATTTTCTTTCTTCCAATTCTACATAAGCGATGTGATTCAATGAATATGATTCCTGATTTACATATGTAAACTTTTTATATGCATCCATATAATCAAGAGCGGAAACTCCTACCAACTCATAGACTTGATGCCGTCTTCCACCAATTCCTGTAATACTACTTTCTTTATACCACCCCCAAGGCGAAAGTTTCTTTGCTGCTTTTTCACCAAACAGATTAACAATGCGATTTACAAGATATGGAATATCAAAAAAGCGGATGTTCCATCCAGTTACTATGTCTGGATAATTTTTAGACCAACCTTCAATAAATTCTGTCAACAGGGCTTTTTCATCAGAACATTTAATGTACTTTACACCTGGCGAAGGATTATAATTTCCACAAGCATAAACTTTAAAATCATCATTTACTTTAATAGATATAGCCAATACTTCTTCATTAGCATTTTCTATATTGGGGAATCCATTTTCAGAACTTGTTTCAATATCAATGTATGCAATTTTCATTTTGGAAACATCATAACTAATCATACCAGGATATTGATCAGCAATGAAAGCATATTGAAATTGATCTATACCAAATACATCTCCAGCATAGTTTTTAATTGCTTGATAGGATTCTTTCATAGAACCCCATTTGACAGGAGAAACTTTCTTACCGTCTAAGGTTTTCCATTTGGATGGATTTTGAGAATGAACATATAGGGTAGGCTCATAAGGAATCTTTGTTTGAAAAGTTTCCCCTTGATTATTCACTCCTCTTATAGCAATATTGTTGCCAAAAGGTTGTACATTAGTATAATACATTAATAATATTTCTGATATGGGATTTCTAGTTTGTCAAATGTATTATAACACCATTTGATTTGTTTGTCAACCCATTTAATTGGACCAGAATAGGCCCCAATAAGGAATAGAAATTGAAGATAAAATTTAAGGGCAATTCCTATTAAACATATAGATATTTTTTTCACATCCTCCCCCTACTTGAGAAGACCTTTTTTATATTGTGTCTTCCCTTTAATTCTTAGTGCAGTTAATATATTTCCTCGATTCGAACCATCTTTTTTGTAAGAACAATGTATCCAACCACTGTGGGGATCTTTACCATCATAAAATTCCAAAATCAACTGGTCAAATTCCAAGTTATCTTTGATCCATTCAGCGAGGTCTGGATTTGATATTCGTGAAGATTCAAAATCAGCTGCTTCACCATTACAATGCTGACTCGTTTTGGAACCACCCACCTTTGCATTCAATGTAGGAGAACGATAGCCACTATTAATACGTATGGGTCCAAATTCTTCTCTTATTGGTTGTAGAATATGATTACAAAGATTTACTAAATTGATAATATGTTCTCTAGAAGCGTCATTTGAAACACCAAGTCTCGCCGCAGTAGAACTTTTTATCATTTCTTGATATGAAAAATTCTTTGTCAAATATCCATTATATATTTCTACCATAATATCCTCACTCTTTTTCTATATCAACAGATCCCGTTGTAGGATCATATGTAACTTTAAATGATACCTCTACAGGTTTAAGAGTCCCATCTGCTTTAACTATAGGTAATTTACCTTCGACAGCACCCGTCAATGCATCTTTAGCATTTGTAAAAAT